CTGAGCAAACAATTCCAAACTTAATGCAACAAGCAGGTGTAGAGTTAATTAAACTCGAAGGTGGAATATCCGTTGAGGTTAAACCGTTCTACTCTGCAAGAATACCAGCATCTAGAAGTGAAGAAGCTTTTGAATGGCTACGTGCAAACGGCCATGGAGATCTGATTAAAAACCAGGTATCCTTGGAGTTTAAAATGAAGCAAGACAATGAAGCAAAAGCACTTGTAGAGGAGTTGAAGAGTAAGGGTCTAGCAGTTCAACAGAAAACATCAGTTCATCCAAGTAGTCTGAGATCGTTTGTAAAAGAACAGATTGCAGATTTAGGTAAAGATGTTCCTGCAGAATTGTTTGGAACCTACGTTGCAAATAAAACTAAAATAACCACGAAGGAGTAATCATGATAGAAAAGCAACAAGAAAAAGCGATAGTAAAGAAAAAAGAAAACCTACCAGCTCAATTTAATTTGGAGGATATGGCAGGTCAAGGTCAAGAGTTTACAACAGCTCGAGATCAAAAACTTCCAATGTTAAAAATACTTTATGCTAACTCTCCTGTGTTAGATGAGACAGATGGTAAATTTGTTGAGTCTGCTAGACAGGGTGACATATGGAGTGAAACATCTGGTACAGTGTGGAAAGGTAAAGAAGGTCTGATAGTAGCACCATGTCTTTACATAAACACATTTAACGAGTGGAAGGATAAAGGTGAAGGTTTAGGAAGACCCGTAAACATACACACTGATCCTGCAATTATGTCTGAGACTACAAGGTCTGCAGATAATAAAGATAGATTACCTAATGGTAATTATATCGAGGATACAGGAAATCATTTTGTTTACATATTGGATAAAGATATGAATCCAATTGAACAAGCCTTGATACCTTTGAAGTCAACACAAAAAAAGAAATCCAAAACTTGGAATTCTATGATTCAGTCTAGAAGAGCGCAGGGTAAGAATGGTATGTACAATCCACCATCTTGGTCAACAACTTATAGACTAAGTACAACTAAAGAATCTAATTCTAAAAACTCATGGTATGGATGGGTAATAGAATTTAATTCATTCTTAAATCCTACTGAGCATCTAAAAGTATTAGAAGCTACTCAAGGCTTTTATAAGAGTGCAATGAAGAGTGATATCTTTGGTAAGGTAGACTTCTCACAAGAGAATCAATCTCAAGGCAATCAAGTTAAGGAAGCAACTCCGTTTTAATTAATCATGGAGCAAAAACTCTTAAAGATATTTGAGGGTAATTCTGAACTGTTCATCACTACTTCTCTCACGGGGGAAGTAGATGAACGGGGCAAAAAACAGGTTAAAGTACTCACGGTCCACGAACCTGTTACCCTTGAGTTATGGAAACAACATTTAAAAGGAGAAACACGGATTGGGATAAAACCTGAGAACGGTGACGTGTGCAAATGGGGATGTATTGATATTGATCCTCGTAACTATACTACATTTTCAGAAAAGAAAATTGTAGATATTATAAGAAACAATCAACTACCATTAATAGCAGTAAGATCTAAATCTGGTGGCCTACATTTATTTTTATTCTTAAATGATTGGTACCCTGTAAAAGAAGTTCTTAAAGTTCTTAATGATTGGAATAAAACTTTCTTCTACTCTGAAGAAGTATTTCCAATGAATAAATGTTTGAACATGCCTTACTTCAATATGGATCAAACTACTGAGTTTGCTTACAATGATAACAACACTCCAGTAATGATAAACAATTTTTTAGAAATGATAACTAAAAAGACTGTTACATTAGAGCAGTTAAAAAATATTAAAGTTAAAGAGTATGAGCCAGAGAGTGATTGGAAACATTATCCTCCTTGTGTTCAAAAAATGATTTCAGAAAAATGGGAAGGTAATCACAGGAACGAATTGTTATTTAATGTTGGTGTTCTTGAGATGAAGAAAGCCGATGGCAGCTTAAATGCAAGTGAAATACAAAATATTTTACAGAGAAGGAATTATGAAATATTTACAACACCGTTAGATCCTAAAGAGGTAGAAACACTTGCAAAGTCTATATCTAAAAAAGATTATGCATATAAGTGTCCACCTAAAACAAATGCAATTGCACCATTATGTAATAAAGATCTATGTAAGTTAAGAAAGCTTGGTATTGGTTCACAAGTACCAGATATGATTGATGACTTTGAAGATGTAGAGTTTATTAGATCCACTAAATCAATTGAATATACATTTAAGTTTCAAGATGAGAAAATAATAATTAATCCTGAAGATATGAAAGATGAAAAATCTTTTAGAGTTAAACTATTACGTTATGGTATCTATTGGATGACATTACCTAAACCTAAGTCGGGACCATCTCCATTTGAAATGCTTATGGCTACATTAGTTAGGAAAGCAGTTGAGAATGAGAAGATGAAATTTGAAGATACACTTGGTGAAGAGAAATATAATTTTCTTAAAAAATTCTTTGAGAGTCATATTGAAGAAGATGACTTTGAGAAACTACAAGACAATTATGTTATACTAGATTCTAAAACAAACATTTGTTACTTCAAAAAAATAACTTTTGAAAAATTTTTAGGTAGCGATAAAACATTTAAGAGTGCTAGTGAAGCATTGAACTTACTTAATTGTGATAGACATGACTACCATGAAGGTGTTAAGAATGTGTGGTCAGTTATGATGCCTAAGTTTGTTGATTATAAAGTAGCAGAGAAAAAAGAAACAAAGAAAACTGTAACGGAGATGGATGACGAATTCCACACAGGAAAGTTTAGAACTTAGAATATTAAAAGATCTTTACCATAAAACAGTAAAGATCTTTGGTCCTCCAGGTACAGGTAAAACATACACACTGATTGAGAAGGTTCTTAAAAGTTATTTAAGAAAAGGTGTAAGGCCAAATGATATTGCTTATCTATCCTTTACTAACAAAGCTGTTAACACTGCAGTCAGAAGAGCCATGGAGTCTTTTCCAAATTATTCTACAGAAGACTTTTCAAGATTCAAAACATTACATACTTATTGTAGAAGATACTTTCCAGAAGAAGTATTTGATCCTAAAGATTGTACAATTGATTTCGCATTACAGACTAAAGTAATTAAGACTTCAGATAAAAGATTAGCAGATGATAACTTCATGTATAAAGATTGGTCACTAGGGGTCTACAGTAAAGCTAGGAATTTATTAATTGATCCAGAAGAAGCATACAAGATGGAGAGTTATAAAAGAGATTCACTTACAGTATTCAAAAGAAAGATAGCTACTTACGAACATTATAAGACAGGTGGAGGAGAAAGATCATTTATAGACTTTGATGATATGATTCAAAGAGCAATCTCTGAAGTAGATTTCCCACCACTTAAAGTTTTAATCTTAGATGAAGCACAAGACTGTACACCGTTACAATGGTCAGTGTTATATAAGATGGCACCTAAAGTAGATAGAATATATCTTGCAGGAGATGATGACCAGGCTATTTACAAATGGAATGGAGCAGATCCAAAATATTTTACTAAGTTCTTTCCAGGTCGTAAAGTAAAATTAAGAAAGACAGAAAGATTTGGTGAAGCAATACACAGATTTTCTCAAGTAATTAGAAGAGGGATAAGAGATAGTGAAGAGAAAGAGTACCAACCAGGAGACTCAAAAGGATCTGTTAAAAGTTATTTATCATTTAAAGAGATACCTTTCGAAACATTAAAAGAAGATTGGTATATCCTAGGTCGTATCAATGAAACTGTAAATGAACTTAGGATGTTAGCTAAGGATGCAGGTTTATATTACAAAGATAATAGAGGCACTAAATGTTTTGATCAGAAACAATGGGAAGCTATCAAAGCTTGGACAACGATAAGTAATAATAAGAAGATAGATAAAAGAGCAGCACGTAACATGGTCAAATATATTAGAGAACTTGAGGATCCTGCATATAGATTAGATAAGTTTTGGAGAAATGAACCAGATCTAAAAGAGTATGACTTTCAAACTTTAAAAGAGTGGTGTGGTCTAGCTTTAGAAGACACACAAAAAAATAAACCTTGGTTTTGGATATTGAGAAGAAATTTTAAACCAAAACAAGTAAGACATTTTATAAGATTGTTAAGAAGATATGGACAAAAAGAATTAGATAAAGATCCAATAATAACAATTGATACAATACATAGTGTAAAAGGTGGTGAAGCAAATCATGTTGTGCTTTATAGTAAAGGTAACTATCCGTCTGATTATGCAAATAAAAACAAACAAGAAAAAAGTGATGAACGTAAGGTTTGGTATACCGGTGCAACAAGAGCAAGAAAAACTTTACATTTATTAAGAACAGACTATAAGTTTAACTACCCAATTGGGTCAGACTATTTAATTTATGTTCAGGAGAAAAATGACAAATAAAGGAATGTTCGATGAAGCTAAAGATGCTGATGAAAAACAAATTGGAGGATCTCATTACCAATCATTTATTATTCAACCATGGACTTTTATAAGAAAGAATGGTCTCAATCCTTTTCAAGCAAATGTTATTAAATATGTATGTAGGTATTTATTCAAAGGTAAAACAATAGAGGATATAGATAAGATTATTCATTATTGTGAATTAGAGAAGCAACATTTGAAAGAAGAGAAAAAATGAACGGACTACAACTTACATTAACTTTTAAAAAATCTATGTGGAACACACCATCAGAGTATAAAGATCTATCTAATGCTACTGAGATAGCAATTGATTTAGAAACTAAGGATGATGGCATTAATGAAAAGCTTGGAGCTGGTTGGGCTTTAGGTAAAGGAGAGATCGTAGGTTTTGCAGTAGCCGTTGATGGATGGCAAGGATACTTTCCGTTTGGTCATTTAGGTGGTGGTAATATGATACCAGAACAAGTCAAAGCTTACATGAAAAAAGTTTGTAGCTTACCTTGTACAAAAATTTTTCATAATGCTCAGTATGATGTAGGATGGTTAGAAGCATCTGGGATCACGGTCAACGGACCAATAGTAGATACAATGATAGCTGCAGCATTAATAGATGAAAATAGATTTCAGTATAATTTAAATAGTTTGTCGGTTGATTACCTGGGAGAAATAAAAGCAGAAACAGAATTAAGAGAAGCTGCCGCAGCACATGGTATAGATCCTAAAGCAGAGATGTGGAAGTTACCTGCAGAACATGTTGGATATTATGCAGAGCAAGATGCAGTGCTAACGTTAAAGTTATGGCAAAGATTTAAACAAGAAATAAGAACTCAGAGTTTAGAAACAGTTTGGGATCTAGAACAACAATTAATTCCTGTCTTGATAAAAATGCGTCAACGAGGAGTGAGAGTCCAAGTGGAATTAGCTGAACAATTAAAAAAACAAATGTTGAACCAAGAGAAAGAAATACTATCGGCCATAAAAAAAGAATCAGGAAT